GGGGGGGACGGTGCAGAGCGGGGGCGGCGGCTACGAGCCGGAGGCGGGCGACCTCGTGGATTTTGCCGGGCACGTCGGCATCTACATGGGCGATGGCATGGTCAACAGCCGTCAATCCTCGGGCGGCGTGCAGACCATCTCCATGGCGAAAGCAGAGAGTTACTTCGGGGCGGTGCAGGGTTACGGCTCTCTTGCTGAGGCGACAGGCGGGCGCACCGTGACGGAGCGGCGCAGCGGCACGCGTGAGGAAGCCGAAGCCACAAGACAGGCGCAGGAAGCGGCGAGGAAGCTCGAACAGGGGAAGAAAGATGCCGTGAGCCTCTTTCAGACTATGACAAATGGCATCAGCGGAATGGAAGATACGTCGTACATGCAGGATGTAAAGAAAATCCAGCAGGACGTACAAGACAAGCGACAGCAGATCAACAAGATCAAGGAATCGGGCGTATCGCAAAAGACCGTTGACATCTTGAACAAGCAGCTCGACGAATACGCCGAAGCCATGGCGCGGCAGACATCGGAAAAACAGCGGGCGGCATTGGCACAGGTAGTCGACGAGGCGAAGAGCATGAATGCCGAAGTCCTGCACGACTATGAAGCTCTTGCACAGGCGGAATATTCGACTACCGTGCGAAAACTTGCCGAAGAGCGCAAGGAAAAAGAGAAGGAAGCGATGCGTGACAAGGACGACTGGCAGTCTAAGGCGGCTGTATCGGAATGGTACTATGCAAAGCTCGCCAAAGCCGAAGAAAAGCGGCGTCAAGACTTGAAGAGAGCGCATGAGGAATATATCGAATACCTGCAAAGCGAGGGCAAGGTCGCCGAACTCGTCGCCCATCTGGGAAGTGTTGAAGGCAAGACGGAGACGGAAGGCACGCTCAACATGGAGGGTCAGGAGAATCTTGCACGCACATACGTCAAGATATGGAAGGCGGCGCATGGCAGCATGGCGGGCTACATCGCCGACGTGGGGGAGAGCGTCTACAGCACATTGTCGGACTCCATGACAGAGTTCATTCGTGGCGCGAAATCAGCGAAGGACGTACTCAAGGACTTCGGCAACAGCGTCTTGTCCATGATTGCGAAAATCGCCGCACAGCGCTTGGCGGCAAGATGGGTGGACGGCATCCTCGGCGCGTTCGGCGGCGCCTTCGGTGGCGGGCAGGTTGCTGCGGCGACGGGAGCGGCGGGGAAATCCTCATTTCCGACGGGGGCGTCGTTCTCGAAAGGGTATGCGCGGCCGTCCCTGCTCTCCGTCCCTGCGTTCGCAAAGGGGGGTATCGTCACGGCGCCGACGCTCGCCATGATCGGTGAGGCAGGAGAACATGAAGCGGTCATACCGCTTAACGACCGCAACTTGAGCGCCATGGGCGGCAGCAAACGTGACGGTGGCGGAGTCATCGTCAATATCACGAACAAGACGGACAGCAAAGTGGGCGTAGACAACAAACGCTTTGACGCCTCTTTGAACAAAATGGTGCTGGATATCGTCGTAGACGGAGCAAGCCGCAATATCGGCGGCTTCGGTACGAATCTGAAGACGGCGCTTGGTAAATGACAAGGAGGGAAAGAGCTTGCTGAGATTTCCTGAATCGTTCCCGCATCCGAAAGTTCCAAAGACGAGCGGCTGCGGAAATTCATACAAAATGAGCGTCAAAGATTCGACCATCACGACGGAAACGGACGCGAACTACAAGCTGACGCGTCCGCGTACGACGAGAATGCGGCGCACCTGGATGTTTGCATGGAAAGCTGTGTCCGCCGAGGATATGAAGAGGCTTTTGAACTTCTTCACAAAGGTCGGCACGTTCGACTCTTTCATCCTGCGCAACTGGATAGACGGCAGGGATTACGAGGTGCGTTTTGCCGAACCGCTGCAGGATTGGCAGGAGGATTATCCCATCGGCTGGTATGGAAGCCTGAAATTCGAGGAGGTGTAGAAATTGCGCGTGTTCAGCGAAGCCGCCGTACTTGAGAAAAACCGCTTGGCGTCGGACGCGCCTTTCCTGATTTTTCTCGAGATTGAAAACCCGTCTATCGGTGAGATTCGCCTCGTGCGAAACACGGAAAATATCCAGTGGCAAGGCAAGGAATGGCAGGCCTTTCCGCTCGACATAGAGACTTCCAGCGAAGACGGCAAGACAATTCCCGCGCTCAACGTCAAGGTGAGTAACTGCGGCGGCATCATACAAACCTACTTGCAGCAATACAACGGACTCGTCGATTCGGACGTACGACTCATGGTGGCATTGGCAAGCAATTTGGCGAATCCAAACCCTGAGTTCGAGCTGGACTTCCTCATCAAGTCGGCAAGTTACGATGAATCATGGGTGACGTTTTGCCTGTCGGCGTCGGCGGAACTCATGAACCGCTTTCCCGCGCATCGCTACATCAACAACTTCTGCCCGTTCCATTGCGGCGACATACGCTGCGGCTACATCGGAGCGGGGAATTGTGTCAACACGCTGGAATCTTGCCTCATACCGTCGCGTTTCGGTGGCGAGCCGGGCATACAGAGAGGACGATGAAAAATGTTGGCACTACTCCCGAAGTAGTGGAAATGCTATAATCGACTATGGTGATGAAAAATGGTCGAGAATTTTGACAAGATGCTCGCAGGATCACTGCGGCTAGAGGCTCCATGGTATATCATAGGCGCAGAATTTAACGAGGAAGAACCGGCAATCCATATACATGTGGGCATAGACAAGGCGGCTGCGCTGTGCTGCCCTGTCTGCGGTGCGCCGACCAAACGGTACGGCTACGAGCCGAAGGAACGTGTCTGGCGTCACGCGGACTGCCTGTTTTATCCCTGTTATGTTCACTGCAAGCGTCCCCGTGTTCTCTGCGATAAATGCGGCACAGTGCAGGTCAATGCGCCGTTTGAGCGCAAGAACAGTCGCTTTACCCTGCTGTTCGAAGGCTACGCCATGCTGCTCCTGCAAGACGTTCCTCGTGCCAGAGCCTCCCGTCTGCTTCGCTGTGACGAAAAGTCGCTCGCCGCTATCCTTACGTATTGGGTGCATGACGCGGTAAATCGTATGGATCTTTCCGATACCTGCTCCATCGCCATGGATGAGACATCCTTTCGTCATGGGCACAAATACGTCACCGTCGCCGTCGACGCAGTAAAGCGCCGTGTCTTCGACGTCGAACCCGGTCGCGACAAAACGGCGGTCAAAAACGTGGGCGAAAAACTGGAGAGGAACGGTGGCAACACGAAGAGCGTCAATTCTGTCACCAGCGACATGTCCGCAAGCTACCTGTCCGCCGTTCGGGAAGTGTTTCCGAACGCCAAGCAGACCATCGACAAATTTCACGTCAAACAGGTGCTGCTCAAAGCCTTGGATGCGGTGCGTAAGGATGAGCAAAAAGAGTCCGGCCGGAAAAAGGAGCTGTTTCTGCGCCGCAAACTGTTCATGGTGTCGCAAGGGCGCATGACCGACAAGCAACGGACAATGGTAGCGGAACTTTCCAAGCAGTACAAGAAGACGGGGCGTGCCTTTCGGATTGTCCGGTCTCTGGATGACTTCTATGCGTCGACCTCCATGGTGGAGGCGCAGGAGCGACTGGACAAGCTGTATTCATGGATGCGACGCTGTCGACTGAAACCGATGAAGGATGCTGCCTTGACGCTCAGGAATCACAGCAAGGAAATACTGAACTATTTTCATACGCGCCTGACGAACGCGATTTGCGAAGGAATCAACGCAATGATTCAAGCGGCGAAGCGCAAGGCAAGAGGTTTTCATAGCTTTGAAGGCTATGCCGCAATGATCTACTTGGTCGCAGGAAAGTTGGAATTGGCCACGCCTGTTCTGTTCTGAAAATAGCTTTTCCACTAGTTTTGGAGTAGAGCCAAAATGTTTGCCTACAACGACTTGATTGGCGTGCCGTTTGTCGATGGCGGACGCGATATGAACGGACTCGACTGCTGGGGACTTGTGAAGCTCTGCTTCATGCGTCAGGGCATACAGCTCAAGGACTATGCCATATCGGCGCGGGACTTGGCGGCCATCAGCCACAAGATGGAAGAAGACAGCTATGAGTGGCAGAAGATAGAGTCGCCTGAACCTGGGTGTCTCGTCGCCATACGAACATCAAACGAGATGTGGGCGAATCATGCGGGAGTCTGCATCGACACGGAAAGATTTATTCATGCCTACGCATTCACGGATGTAGCTGTCGCGCGTATCCGGCGATGGAAGTCACATATCGCGGGATTCTATCGCTACAAGGGAGGAGAGGGAACATGATTCGGATTGTCACGGTTGAAAATCCGTTCGAGCCGTTCATCCATGAGACGGAAGAAGTCGTCTGCCTTGGCGTGACGCTCGATCGGTACTTTGAAAGTCTTGAAAGCCGTGACGTGTTTCTCAACGGGCAGCATGTCGAAGATCCGGCTCTCGTCACGCCTGTGGACGGCGATTGGATCATCCTTGCGCCGCATGTCGAGGGCGGCGGATTGAAAAACATTTTGGGAGTCGTCGCTATGATCGCACTTTCCACCATTACAGGCGGCATCATCTCGGGCGGCGCATCGCTTTTTGGCATGAGCATAGCAAGCGCAGGTTCAATCGGCGCCTATCTCTATGCGGGAGCTGTCATGTATCTTGGTGGGCGGCTCATCAACGCCCTTTTTCCGCAGCAGATCAACGCCCATGCCGACCGCGAGCAAAGTCAGACTTATGGTTGGGACTTGCCGACGCTTGCCACGACGGAGGGAGGCGTCATCGGCGAGACTTACGGCACATGCATTCCACAGGCGCAGCTCCTCACGGAGCATGTAGAAACGACGGCGGATGGCAAGCAGTATCTGAACCTGCTCTTTTGCGGTGGTTACGGCCCTGTCGAAAAGATTGAGAACATACGCATTGACAACACGCCCATCAGCAACTACAGCAATGTGCAGATCGAAACGAGATTGGGAACGAACAATCAGACGCCGATTACCTTTTTTATGAATACGCCTGTCGATCAGTCGGTAAATCTCATGCTGGATACGAACCTGCCGATTGTCCGAACGACGGATTCCGTCAAGGCGTCGGCGCTTGAGGTCACGTTGGAATGGGGCAACGGCCTCTATCATCTCAACGATGATGGGAGCTACGCGAAAGCCGCCGTGGAGATTCAGATTGATTATCGGCGGACGGGAAAGCCGGATTGGATAAACGCGGGGAAGTACACCGTAGAAAGTGATTCTTCGGAAGGAATCCGCAAGGCGATCAAGTTCGCGGAAAATTTGGAAGCGGGGCAATACGACGTCAAGGTTTCCATGACAAATAAGCCCTCAGGGTCACGTTACATGACCACTACGAATTGGGCGATCTTGACAAGCTACAATGATGGCACATACTGCCGCCCGAACAAAGTCTTGGTGGCTATGCGCATATTGGCGACGAATCAGCTTTCGGGCGGCATACCGAACGTCAATTGGCGGCAGACGCGCAGCGTCGTCTATGTGCACAATCCTCATACAAAGACATACGAGGCGAAGGCGGCGACAAATCCAATCTGGGCGGCCTATGACATCCTCCACGGTTGCCGCAAACTACGCAACATGGTGAGCGGAGCGGACGAATACGTTGTATTCGGCTGCAGGCATGAATCGCTGGACGCTTATTATGTGCAGTGGAAAAGCGCGGCGGAGTATGCGGATGAAAAGATACTGAACAATGAAGGCGAGATGGAAAGCCGCTTCCAATTTGATGCCTTTTTCGACACGAGTCAGAAGCGGTTTGACGCAGCGGCGAAAGCGGCGGCAGTCGCTCACGCAAACATCATCGTGCATGGCAGAAACTACGGCATCGTTGTAGACCGCCCGCAAGGCATGTCGCAGGTGTTTGCCGAAGGCCGCACGACGCTGTCCAGCGTTCAAGGATCGTTCATGAGCAAGGAAGAGCGGGCGCATTCGGTCGAAATCACGTACAATGACCGCAGCAACGACTTCAAGAATACGCAATTCACCTTGCGCTCGCCTCTGTGGGACAAGGATGACGGTCAGGAGAACACGGCGCAGCTCACACTCTTCGGCGTTTCCCGTCGAACGCAGGCATATCGGGAGGGCGTCTACTCCCTCGCCACGTCGGAAAGGCAGCTGCAGTTCGTGGAACTTGGCACGGATATCAACGGTCTTGTCTGTGAATACGGCGATGTCGTCGGCTATGCGCATACCGTCTCACGTATCGGTATAGCCTCGGGGCGCGTCGTCGCGGCGACAGCGACAACGCTCACGCTCGACCGCGAAGTTGAGATGAAGGCGGGTGCGCACTATGAAATTTACGTTACCTTGCAGGATGATACGCTCATCCGCAAGGAAGTCGTACCTCAGGCGGGAGCAACGATGACCGTGACCGTTACGGAACCGTTCGCTCATGCGCCGCAAAAATATGACTGCTACGCCTTCGGACGACAGCACAAGGCGGTCAAGCCGTTTCGAGTGGTCGGCGCGGAACGCGACGGCGATATGCTCGTCAAGCTGAAGCTCGCAGAATACGACGAAGCAATTTACGCCGCGGAACTCGACTACGACAAATATCCGGATTTCGACTATACGAACATTGAGGACTTTACACCGCAAAAGTGGGATGCGCAGGTGCAGAACGCCGTCGTCAACAACAATACGCACATCGTATACAACAATTACAACGGATATGACATCTCGTGGCATAATAGCACGAGAAATGGACAAATCGTATTCGACACGGTGCACGCCATGCGCAAGAACCGCGCATACGGACTGAGCTTCGGAATGGAGGTGCGCGTACTTGGTTACTATAAGCGTCATGACGGCGGCGGCGCAAGGTATCTTTGCAAATATCTCTATGACCCTGAGCGCTACCCTTGGGCGATACGCCTCGGAGAAACGAACGACTATGAATACAAGCTCGTACTGCGAGAAGACGGCACGCCGAAGCTCGACGTGAACGGGGAATATGAGTTGGAAAAGGACGCGCAGGGGAAGTTCATCCCTCTGTTGACGGCGAACGGCGAACCGAAGCACAAGGTCATGTATGCGGTCATCTGTGAAACGACGGTCAATTATTCCATGTTCGGCGCGAAACTCGATGGAAAAACCGACGATTATGACGCCATATATATGGCGCATCGCTACCAGCACGACACATACACGGTCGAGCCGTTGAGCAGACGCCGTCGCTACTCCGTTAAAGTGGAGAACCACAAGGGAATCATTCGCAAGGACAACGACAAGCCCATCGTCTGTGCGGGTGACATCGACCTTTCAGGTTCTGAACTTCTCGTGCAGGACTGCAATGCGACATGGTACGGCTTCTATCTCTGGGGAGACAACGAAGAAGATTATTATACCTACGAACCGACGGAAGAGGCGCGGGCGACATATAAGAAGGACAACTTCGTTATCAATCCTCAAGGGTATAACAGCGTTCTTGAGCCGAATGCTGTCCTCACTCTGAAAGAGGATCCTTATGCGGTGCGAGACGACTCGGGATATATGTATTCCGAACCACGTTATGAACTTCTGCTGCATACGACGGACGGCATCTTGACAAGCCCCTTCATGCAGGATTGGGACAGGGCGGGCGGTCTGGAGATTCATACGCCCGTATCGGACTATGTGACGCATGAGATGAGCACGCGCACAATCATGAGTCACCTGAGCGTATCCTACAACATGCTTCCTGCTGCGCATTATCGCTTTGTAGGTTGTGACGTCAAGCTTCAGACGAGCGCGAATGAGTATTGCTCCGTGCTTTGGTGCAAGTGCCACAATGCGCACATCAGCGGCTTCAATTTCCAGCCGAACACGGGAGGAATGCACAACACGCGCTTCAAGAATACGATGATCTACATCTGGGGCGCGTACAACGTGGAAGTCTCGGACATCGTGGGATTCAACGCGGCGGGCAAGAAGGAAGGCGGAAAGAATGGAACGTCGGGTTACGTGATCCGTGCGACGAACTGCCTGCAGCTCCATCTGCACGACATCAGCGTGCAGGGATATTGGGGCGCAACGGCCATGAACTGCGTCAAGGACGTGCATATCGAACGCGTGAACATCAACCGACTGGATATCCACAATTACTTTTACAATCTGTGGATTGACGAGTGCAACTTGTTCAATCACGCGATTCAGATCGGCGAAGGGCGCGGCATCTGCTCCATCACGAACACGAATTTCTACATCAACAAGCTGGAGGGCGATTCCTACCCGAATGCGCATATATTGGAATTCAATCTGACGTATGGGCGCATTTTTGAAGGCCGCGTGCTCATCGCCAACTGCAATGCATTCCTTAAGGCGCCCGAAGGCAATGAGTTTGACGTATGCAAGATCGATTTTTCGCCCGAAGCAATTTCCCTTTTCGACAGCTATAAACTGCCCGAGGTCACGATTCGAGACTGTACGTTTCATTCGTATGAGGCAGACACGTACCTGTGCTATTTCAATATCGCAGGTATGCGCCGAGGTAAAACGTCCACGACGCCGCCTTCCAATATCGCAGGATATTGCCGTGACACTGGGAATGACGATGCGGGACAGCTCATGTGGAAGTACGTCGGCAGGGGCATCGATTGGATAGACGACGGGAACAAGAAGAAGTTGCAGGTGAAAACAGGTCAGACTGTGAGAACCTACGAGAGCTTTGTCGATGGTGACGGAAAGACAGCCTTTTACGACGTGCGGCATTTCATCGTGGTACGGGACGGCGTACTGCCGATTGCGACAAAAGAGAACAAGCCGACGGACTACTCCGGCAGTGAGTTCGCCTGCGGCACGGCAAGAATCCGTTACGTTGAAGATATGGAATGGAAGGCGAATCGTGCGTATGAGGTCGGCGACTATTGCTTTACGGAGACATCGAACTGGCTTCCCGTGTTCTGCTGGCAATGTACGACGGCGGGCAGGAGCAACGGATACCGTCCCGTGCATTTGCAGGGAGAAGAAATCGATGGGGTGGACGTGTACCCGAAGGAGCAAGACAGCTGCTGGTGGAAATACGTTGCCGCGCGGGCGGCGTTCATCCACAAGGATTTTATTCCGAACATGGAAGTCGCGGTGGGGGAGTACGTCTATGCAGACCACAAGATTTATCAGGTCATGCAATCTGGAAAGCTCACGCCGACGCCGCCGCAGAATACGGATTGGAACGGCTCCTTTGAAAACGGCAGCGCCCGCCTCGCTTTTCGCGGAAAGGACTGGCAGCCTCAGACGTGGTTTGCCAAAGGTTCATACTGCATGTCTCGCGGCACGGACGGGAAGGACCATGTGTATCAGCTCGTGCGGCATGCCGGCGTGACGTCAGGCTCTGTTCCTGTCGCAGGAAATGCGCGCTGCGTGGATGGCGACATCATCTGGGAATACGTAAGAAAAGCGGCGGGCGGCGCACCGATGCCAACGGAAGCCCCGTCGCTCAAAACGGGCAGCAATCCGCCCGCACCTGTCGATGCTGGTGCAAGAACCGTGGACGGGACTCTGCCCGTGCGCTACATCGGTGCTGTGCCCATGGCTTGGCGCAAGGCGGGAGAAAGCTATGCGGAGGGGACATTCATTGCGGACAATACCTTTGTCGTCCAGTGCATAAAGGGCGGCAAGACTGATGCAAAGAACCAATGGGGGCCTCTGGAAGGTGCGGGAGGCTGGCGTTCGGATAATACGTACTTGGACAATGAATGCGTATGGAAGAAGGTGACGCCATCGGCCGCAAACTGCCATTGGCGGTCTTCCAATACGCATTACAGATTGGGGGATTTCTACTATGCCGATGAAACGTCCGAAAGGAAGTATCGTCTCTATCAGGTCGTTTCCCTGCAGGAACCCCCAAGTGGAAACGGATTCTGGCAAGCCTTGACGGCATACAACGTAGGTGATGTCGTCAAGGCAAACGGTCATGAATACCGATGCGTTTTTGATGGGCGGCTGACATTGCCGAATCAGACGGTCATAGAGAATATCGTGACGAACATGAAAGCAGGAGGGGACATCTTCTCTTTTTATAAGGGGACGGATGTGCCGACGAAGCCGGGGAGCAGCGGGAAATGGATTATCAAGGTGGGGAATCTTGACCAATATCGTTTTAAAGATGGTCCATATTTCGGGCATGAGGGAAACCCTGTGCCGGAGATTCTTGACGCGAATGACTACGCAAAAAAATGGGATATTCCGACAAAAGTCGGTCAGTTGGAAAACGATGTAGGTTTTGCGATAACGTCTCAAGTGCCGACAAAGCTCAGTCAGCTGGAAAACGATGCAGAATATGTGCGCAAGTCCGAACTGCTGCCGACAGGAGCATGAGAAAGAAAGGGGTGTTGACTATGGCACGTGGGGAAATCCTCGCGGAACTCGAGAGCATCAAAACGCAGCTTGAGATTCTGGCGACCGAACTGCCGGGGCACAGAGATCAGCTTTTTGCGATCAACGCACGTATTGCACGTGTTGAGGAAAGCGCGAAGTCGGCGCATCATCGCATTGACGATTTCAAGCGCGATGTATGTTTTACAATCGGCATGAGCACAACGATTGTAGGTATCTTTGCGAGTATCTTGACGTGGGCGCTCGGTGGGAGGTGAGCAACGTGAAACAGGAGCGGCTTCCTCCGGTCGATTGGATGGTCGGGACAGGACTTGTCATCGTGGCAGTCCTGTCCGTTTTTTATGGGACGCCTGAGTTATCCAGCAACGTCACATCGGGACTGATCGGATTTCTCGGGCGGTCGGTAATCAGTAAGAAAGGAGCAAGATAAATGGCACATGTACTTCATCTGTCGCAGATGCGGCACGTAACGCCCGCAGAACTTGAAGCACTTGCGGGAGAGTATCGCGAAGCACTTGCAGCGGCAGCGGCAGAATACGGGCGCGAGACGAAAGTGTATCTGCATTGGTCGGCGGGACACTACGGGCAGTTTTGGAGCGACTACCACGTCCAGATCGACAAGGACGGCGAAATCTACGTGATCGATGATGGGGCGCTGGATGATGTACTTGCAGCGACGTATCGGCGCAACACGGGGAGTGTCAGTATTTGTATACTGGGATGCTATGATGCGACGACGAATTATCTAGGGCAGGAGTCGCCGACGCCGCTCCAGATCGACGGCATGGCGCAGGCAATCGCCGCGCTCTGTAACGGCCTCTGGCTGACCATCGATAAGCAGCGCGTCCTCACACATGGTGAAGCAGCGGACAATGAGGACGGAATCGAGCCGCATGATCCGTATGGACCGCGCAGCACCTGCGAGCGTTGGGACCTCGAGTATCTCGGCACGCTGGAAAGCCCGAAGTTCCACCCGTGGTCGACGGATGGCGGCCGCGGCGGCGACGTGCTGCGCGGCAAGGCGAATTGGTATCGGAAATATTGGGAGGAGCAGGGAGGAACACCGAATGCCTGACGAGATAAGGCGTGTCGTGAGAAAATATAAGATGCCATGCGCGGCAATCCTCGCCGTCCTGCTCGTTGGCATCGCCTACGCCGTCGGACGCTACGCAGGGCATGAGGCGGCGGAAGAAAAACCTACCGTCATGACGCAGGAGGAGGCGCAGGACGCACGGAAACTACGAGACCGCCTAGATATATCCACTGAGAACGCCAACGCGCTAGAAAAGCGCATCACTTCCATACAGGCGGGGCAGCGTGCGCCATCGACGACGTACTACGTCACCGCTCCAACCGTGGAGCGGGCGGCTACAGTGGTAGAGCGGCAGATACGCACGGACGATGCGACACTACCTATGGCGGCGCGGGAAAAGACAGACCGCACCGTTGTCACGCCGATTATTAAGGACAAGGACGGAAAAGACCTGCCGCCCGATCAACAAAAGGTTGACGTGTATAAGATCAACCTGCGCAAAGACCACCGCATCAAGGCGGGGGCAACGACGATTGATGGAAAGGCACTCATGGCCGTCGGCTATGAGCAGAGGCGATTTGAAGCCCTTGCACATTTCGACGGCACAAGGTGTAAGGGCGCGACGGTAATGTATAGCGTCGCGGAGTGGTAATAGCATAAACGACAAGAGGGGCGGGCCCCGTCACCCCCCCCCCCCCCTTTTTTTCTCACCCTTTCTACCAA